AGCCAGCGATACGGGCGCTCGTGCTGGCGATCGCCAGCGGTGCCATTGAGATCGTCCTGCCGCTCACGAGGGCCGCCGAATGATGCCGCTCCTGCTCGTCGCCGTGGCCGCCGTGGCGCTCGCTTGGCCGTGGATTCAGGCTCACTACCACGAATGGCGGTGGCCGCAGCTGGACAGCCGCCACCTGGCCGCAGCCGCGCTCGTCGCGGCGGCCGCGTGGTCGTACGTCGCCAGCTCGCCGGCCACGCCGGCGCCGTCCCCTGCCCCGGACCCGGCGGCGTTGACGCTGCGCGGCAAGTTTGTCGGGCCGGACGCTGCCCGTGACGCGGCGCTCGTCGCCGCCCTGTGCACCGAGCTGGCCAACGAGATCGAGTGGGACGCCAGTCAGCCCGAGCCGCTCATCCGTACCGGCGTGGCGTTCGACGAGTTGCGGGTCCGCAGCCGCGTCCTCCTGTGCCGTGGCGAGTCGCTTGGGGCAAAACACCCGCTCGCGCGTCAGGCGATCGAGGACTACCTCAACACCGTCGCAGGCACCGCAGGAGGCCCGCTCACGCCCGAGCAGAAGGCAAAGTGGATCTCGGCCTACCGTGAGGTCGCCCGGGCCGCGGAGGCCGCCAGGTGAGCGCTCCCAAGCATCCGTGGCGCCTCGTGGCGGCTGCGGCACTGGTCGTCTGGCTCCTGCTCTCCTTCTGGTGGGCGGCCGGCGAGGTGCGCCAGCCGGCGATCCTGACCGGCTACGTGCCAGACCCCGAGGGCGTCGCCAGGTTCCTCGAGGAGCTGCCCGAGCCCTACTTCGCCCAGGCCGGCGCCGACGCCATGCGTCAGGCCGTGCCAGTCGACACGTTCCTGTACCGGCAGATGGACAAGGCGCACCGCGCCCGGTACGGCACGCCGTTCGTCGTTGGCAAGCAAGGAATCGGCGACTGCATAGCCTGGGGCGCGATGCACGCGGTCTTTTGCGCCGAGGCCGTGGACTGGGCGACGGGCAAGCTGGCCGAGCCTCCCAAGATGCCGGCGAGCGAGGCGATCTACGGCGGTGCCCGGGTCGAGGCGCGCGGCCGGGACGGCTCCGGTCGGTCGCCGGTTGGCGGGTGGAGCGACGGTGCCACCGGATGGGGAGCGGCCCGCTGGCTGCGTGACTGGGGCGTCGTGTACCGCGAGGACGTGCTAGGGCACGACCTGCGGGCATACGACAAGGCCCGCGCCAAGGCGTGGGGAGCGTACGGCTGCGGCGGCCAGGGCGACGACGGCAAGCTCGACGCGCGAGCCAAGCGGCATCCATGCCGGCACGTGGTGGCCGTCAAGACGTGGGACGAGCTGGTAGCCGCGGTGACCTCGGGCTACCCGGTCACGATCGCGTCGTCCGTTGGCTTTAACTCAGGCAACCGCGACGCCGACGGCTTCTGTGCAGCGTCCGGTACGTGGATGCACCAGATGTGCGTCATCGGCGTGCGGTTCGGCAACCGCACGGGTGGCCTCGTCTGCAACTCATGGGGAAACTACGTGGGCGGCGGCAAGTTCCCGCCTGACCAGCCAGACGGCACGTTCTGGGCTGAGAAGTCGGCCGTCCAGCGAATTCTCGCGCAGGGTGACTCCTACGCGATCGGCAGCGTGGACGGTTTCGCGTACCGACAGATCGACAACGGCGACTGGTTCCAGCCTCCACCTCAGGGTGACCAATGACAGACCGCAACAGACTCGTGGCCATGGTCGTGATCGCCGTGGCGGTTGGCTGGTACGCCGGCTCCGGTGCGTCCCGCGAGCCCAAACCGCTCGAGGACCGCCCAGTGCTGCGGTGGATCGCTCGGGCCGCCAAGTCGCTCCTGTGGGTGGCCGTGTTCGTCGAGGAGCCGCCGGCCGAGCAGCACTCCGAGATCCGCTCGCACATCGGCTCCGACGGCTACGTGGCGGTCGATCACGGACGAGGGTGGTGACACATGTGGCGCTGGATCATCTGGTTCCTCACGTGGCTGTCCGCGGACCCGGCCGACATCGGCCGCGAGTCGGCACGCGCGGCTGCGTCGATCGCTGCGGCACGCGCCACGATGGTCACGTCGCCCGATGTGCCGCCCGACCCGGCTCCGCCGGACGGGAAGTGCTGCAGCGACTGCGGCGGCACCGGCGTGATCGTGCACGGCGACGGGCACAGGACGCCATGCCCGTGCCCGGCCTCGTGTCCGTGCAAGCGGCCACGAGCGCCGATGCCTGCGGCGTCGCCCACGCCTGGCAAGCCGGCCACGCCATGATGCTGGAGGCTCCCGTGGGCGACGTCGCGGGTATGGACCTGACCTGGCTGCGGGCGGAAGTAAGGCACCGTGTGGGCGGCCCTGCCCTGCAACTGCCCGACGAGGTAGCCGCAATCGTCGACGCCACGCTCGTGCACTGGCCCGAGCGTCACATGGCCGACCTAGCCAGGAGGGCGCAGGCGGCCGGCGCCGGCCGCGAGGCGCTGGACGCTATCGGCGTGATCTCTGCCAAGGTCCGCGAGGTGCTCGAGCTGCGGTGCGAGACCGACGAGGCAGCCGAGGCCGTCAACCTGATCGTGCTGGCCTGCGTCGTCGAGGTGGCAAACCTGTGGTTTACGTCCACCGAGCACCGGATCGGCATCCGCCGGCTGGCGTTCCAGGTCAGGGCGAGGGCAGCCTAGAAGGCGCCGCCTGCGGACAGAATTCGAGCGACGAGCAGCAGCAGCTCGAGCCAGACTGTGATCGACATGGTAGCCCTCCTTGGCTGTGGTGTTGTCAGGTGACAACACACTCATCGGCCGTTGTCACGTGACAACTTGAGGGCGTCGGCTCGGTGCACGAACAGCAAGCCGTCGATCACGACCGCCCGCACTTTCCCGTCCTCCGCCAGCCGCCGCATCCACTGCCGCGACACGCCGGCCAGCTCGGCGGCGTGCGTGCAGGTCACGTAGTCGTCGGTGTCGATCCGCATGGCGGCAGTCTGGCCTTGGCCGGCACAACCCGCAAGGATGGACGCGGGGGATCGCAACTCCGGACCCGTCCGGGGACGCTACTGGCTCACGCGGTGCGAGCCGGCGGCTCGTGGTCATCGGGCTTAAAGATTCGCGGCATGGCCTGCCACGCCTTGGGGCGATGAGCGTCGACCACGCGAGGATCTAGGTAACTACGCCGAGTGATACGATCGGACGAATGTCCCAGAAAAGCCGTGGCATCAAGTCCAGCGGCGGCCAGATGTGAGGCGGTTGAGCGTCTCAGGGCATGAAATTGGACGTCGCGGCCGTCCCCGAGGCCGGCGCGCCTCGTGATGGTCTTCCAGCGTTTGCGAAGCGCTGTTCCAGACGACACCCACCAGAACACGGTCGGCCCCGTATGGGCCGCTACGCGGTCGACCAGGTCGCAGGCCTCGGGCGACAGCTCGTAGACACGCTCCTGGCGTCCGCCCTTGCGGACGTGGGCCGGCACGGTTAGCGTCGGCCGACGCCAGCACATGCGGGGCGTCGACAGGATCGCGTTGATCCGCTCACCGGTCTCCAGTGCGACTGCGATGAGCGCTGGAAAAAACACGGACGCCGGCACCGGCCCAACCCAGCCGCTTGAATGCCGTGCGGCGTCGGCGAGCCGGGCCAGCTCGTCCGTCGTAAACGCTCGCGGAGTCGACTGCGGCACCAGCTCGGGGGAGACCGACGGGCGGAGCTTCACGAGGCCGCGGCCTTGGGCGAGGTTCCACAGGGCCAAGAGCCCTGACCGCTCGCGGGCCACGCTGTTGGGCGAAAGCCGCTGGCCGCGCACTGCGAGGAACTGGCTGACGGTCAGGTCCTCGAGGTCGTCGAGGAGCGCGGCTCGTCCGAGCCACTTGGAAAACTGCGTGATGGCGTGCCGCAGCAGGCGGACACTTTCGCGAGACCTACCGCGCAGTCGCAGCGGCACGTACACGGTGTCCAGAAACGCGTCGAGTGTCATGGTGCGTGATCCTCCTACTCAGGGATAGGTCACGCGTCCGTGCGGGTGTGCTCCGTCCGTGGAAGGGAGTCCGGTCGTGCGGGCTGTGCGGGTCGGCCGGTTTTGCGGGGTTTCATCCTGTCCCCGCCACTTACAAACGTTGCAATCCCGACGGGATCGCAACCCTGTCCCCGGTAGACCCACTGGAACCATCGGGACCTACGCCACGGAAGGCAAAGCGCTCATGGGAGTGTCTGCAAAAAAGCCGAAGCGGACCGGTCGGCCACGCACGATGTCCTACGGGCCGTTCGGCCAACGGCTTGCTACCAAACTGTCCGAGCGCGGCTGGACCAGGAAGACGCTCGAGGAAAAGACCGGCGTCAACGAGAAGTCGATCTGGCGATGGATGGCCGGCAAGAACCGGCCAGACCCTGACGGCGTGGCCGCTATCGCCAAGGTGCTAGCGTGCTCCCCGAGCTGGCTGCTGTGGGGCAAAGCCGCCTGAAAAGGCCCTGTTCGCACATCTGCGATAAGTCCTCTTGACGACTTATCTCACTTCTGCGATTCGTATCCCCCGTCACGCCACGACGGCGTGCGGCGGAGGGATACGCCATGCCGACCGGAGTCGCTGATGCCCCGAGCATTCGCGCACGTCACGGACAGACAGCTCCTCGAGTGGGCAGCGGCTATGCCATTGGAGCGCATCGCCGCAATTACGGGGTCGACTACCTCGTCGATCTCGCGCCGGCTACGGGAGCTCGGCTGGACGGACCCTCGGCCCGGCCCCAAGGACCCGGACGAGGCGACCATTCGCCAGCGGTGCTGGGAGGTGCAGTCGCACTGGTCCGAGCAGGAGCGGCGCAGGAGAGCCGGGCTGCGGCGAGCGAGCGTAACCGTCGTACACGCATCCGATCTCGGGCTTGCCAGCTTCTGGTGACTTGGCTGCACCGCGTGGCGCGCTGCCACGCGCATCTGTGCGCCATCGTGCGGCTCTACGGCGACCCGTCAAAGGCCGGCGGCAAGTCCAACGCTGGCGAGACGTACCAGGCCCGCGCGGCTCGCGGCGACCGGACGCTGCTCTACGACGCGCTGACGGTGACGATCGACGAGCTGATCGAGGTCCGCGACGAGATCGGCGCGACCATGGACGCGGCCGAGCCGACGACGGCGGCGCCGGGCACGCAAGACAAGGTCGAGGAGATGTGTCGCCGCGCCGAGCGTGGCGAGAGCCTCTTCGTTCAAGGCGATACGCAAGGACGCGAGGTCGGCGACGGATCGCCGGCCTGATCACGGATGGTTTTGTTGCGGTCGGTCGTGACGGAGTGCGGCCGGCCGCGCTAAGGAGGGCTACGTGCTAGTGCTCAGTCGAGCGGAGGGCGAGCGTGTCGTCGTGCCGTATGCACGGATGGAGATCGTTGTTCAGGAGATACGCGGCAACGTCGTCCGCCTGGCGTTTCGGGCGCCAAACCGGATCGACATCTTCCGCGGCGAGGTTTTCGATCGGATCGCGATGGATCAGTGGGACGAGGACGAACCAACTCAAGAGGAGGATCACAAGTGAAGATCGTGAAAGGCAAGCAGGCTGCACCCGTGCGGTGCGTGCTCTACGGCGTCGAGGGCATCGGCAAAACGACGCTGGCGGCGCAGTTTCCGACGCCGCTGTTTCTCGACACCGAGGACGGCACCAAGCAGCTCGAGGTCGACCGTGTCGCGTGCCAGGACTGGCCGAGCCTGCGTGGTGCGGTCGCCGAGCTGGCGGTCGAGAAGCACGGCTACCAGACGATCGTCATCGACTCGATCGACTGGGCGGAGCGGGCGCTGGTCGAGTTCGTCTGCAAGCAGGACGGCAAGAAGTCGATCGAGGACTACGGCTTCGGCAAGGGCTACACGGTGGTGGCCGAGCACATGGGGCGGTTTGTCGAGGGGCTCGACAACCTGCACCGTGCCGGTCTCCACGTGCTGCTCGTGGCCCACGCCAAGGTGCAGCGGACGAGCCCGCCGGACCAGACGGACGGCTACGACCGGTACGAGCTGCGGCTGTCCAAGCAGGTGTCGCCCATCGTCAAGGAATGGGCGGACGCGCTGCTCTTCGCCAACTACCGCATGCGGCTCATCGAGGGCAGCGACGGCAAGCGAAAGGCGATCGGAGGCAAGGACCGAGTCGTCTACGCCGAGCGTGCAGCGGCCTACGACGCGAAGAACCGGTACGGGCTGGGCGAAGAGCTGCCCATGACGATCGAGGCGCTGGCCCCGCTGTTCACCGGCACCGGTGCCAGGCCGATCGACACCGAGCTGTACGACCAGGTGGTGCGGTACATCGCCGAGGCCAAGAGCGTGCGGACGCTCGACAGGATCCGCGATCGAATCGGCGTCTTGCTTGCCGACGGCGAGCTGACGGCCGAGCAGGCCGACACGTTGACAGTACTGGTCAAGGATCGGCGCCCTAACGTCCAGCCGCAGGAGGTGACCGATGTGGCATGACGTGCCGCCGTGGACGGCCAAGCGTGCGGAGTCGGAGGAGCTGATGCAGCAGGTGGCCGAGGTGGTGCGGCGGTGGCACGTCCGCCGCATCTCGGGCACGAAGGCTGTCGAGCATGTGCGGGAGCTGCTGGAGCCGCTCCGCGTGAGGGTCGGGAAGGCACACGAACCGGAGGTGCAGTCATGAATTTTGATCAGTGGTGGAACTGGGACGAGGAGCCGCGAGCCGCCGTGGACCACGGGCACACGCAGAAGGTGCCGACGGGTCGGCACACCGGCGACATCGTCCAGGCGGAGATCAAGGACCTCAAGTTCAAGGTTGCGGACGACAACCCGACGGGCACGTCTCTCGTCGTCACGTGGAGCAAGTCGGGCTACTACCCGGTCGAGGCCATCGTGAACCTGCGGTGGCGTGGCCTGCTTGAGGCGGTGTGCCGGTCGGCTGGCGTGTCGCCACCGAAGCGTGGCGAGGACTGGGACGAGCAGTCGCTGGTCGGGCGCGTGGCCACCGTCGACATCGAGAACAAGGTGGCGCAGGCCACTGGCACTGAGTACCAGCGCATCACCAGGTGGCATGCGTCCCCTCAGAAGCCGCTGCCGGCCGAGGCCAAGCCGAAGCGGGCGCCGGCCCGGACGCCGGCCGCGAAGACGCATGCGGAGTTCCAGGAGCGGGCCGGTGACGACGACATCCCCTTTTGACGACGACCGCACCATCCAGTTCTACGGCGGGCCGTGGGACGGGATGCCGTACACGCCGCGGCGTGGTGAGCAGTACCCGGCCAGGCTGGACATGCCGTGGAGCGGGCAGCTGCACCACTACCGACTCGTGCAGCGCGGCGGCGTCGTGCAGCTCTCGTACATGGGCAAGGCACTACCAGACGGAGCACCGATTGCATGACGGCCAGACCTGGTCGAAGCAGCTGCGGTCATCAGCTGCATGGTCCGCCATCGCACTCCAGAGGCGTCGTATCAGTGCAGTCGGAGCCGGCATCCACAGGCCGGTGATCCGACCGTCCGCCGGCACGTCACGCCGGCCAATACACAGGAGGTGAGCGATGTATCGATTGAAGGTCTACCAGGGTGTGAGCCAGCTCAAGCCGGCCGCGTACATCGAAGAGGTCGAGGAGGTGAAGCACGGCGATCGGACGCTGTACCGCGACGTCAACACAGGACACGTCGAGTCGCTGTACCGATCCATCGGCGAGAGCGTGTTTGCCACGCGTGCCGAGGCCGTCGCAGAGGCGACCAAGAAGCTCGAGCTGTTTGTGGCACAGTACGCCGAGTCGGTGCGGTCGGTCATTGATGAGCTGGGACAGACGACTGCGGAGGTCGCGTCGTGAGCACTGGCACAAACCCGCTGTACGCACGCATGGTCTACCGCTGCGAATGGACGGCCGGCCGTGTGATGTTTCACCAGCGGCCGCTGGGTGACGGCGAGACGTGCCCAGAGGGCTGGCAGACGAGCGAGGAGCTGGCGAGGGAGGACGTGGCGCACAGGTTGAGCCGTATGGCGGCGGACTTGATGCGGACAGCGGACGAGGTGAGGCGGGTGCGGAGAGGGGAGTAGGGCCGAGCCGGTCGGCGCTGTTGATCTATGTGGTGATGGAAACAAAGGAGGCACATATGTCGCATCACAGGTTTGGCGGTCGTCTGGTGTTTGATCCGAGGCACATACCGCCTGAGTGGATCAGGCTGGCCGATCTGAACAATCGCGCCGATGGCATGGACACGGATGAATACAAGGCCGTTTACAGGGCGTGTTGCACGGGCGAGATACCGTCGGACAAGTGCCTGAAATACCAGACGACGCAGAGAGACAAGCGCGGTCCGATCTATGCCGACCCTGAGTGCGTCAAGCGGGTGGTCCAGGCCAGCAAAGCAAAAGCGCAGGAGGTTGTGTGTAAGCCTCGAGGTGTTGAGCTGACCGCACTGCGTGATGCGTTTGAACGGCTGCTAGACCGCGTCGAGCAGCTGCACGTGAAGATCGACCGGTTGATGTGACAGGCACGGTGCCGCTTCGACGCGGCGGGGCGGGATGGAGGATGACAGTGGCCAGTCGTCGAACACTTCGGAGCAAACGCAAGCGCAGATCGCTTAGGAAACGAGCTGGCAACAGGTGCGAATTGTGCGGCAAGTCATTATCGGCATCTTTTCATGCGGATCACGCAACGCCGTGGGTTGCGGTACAGCGAACGTATGCAGTTGAAATGCAGGCACTTTGCCCAGCTTGCAATCTCAGGAAGGGATCAAAGCAGTGAGCAAGTTCAATTTTGACGCAAGCAAGATGCGACCTGGCCAACGGCAAGCATTTGTCGTTTTCATGGAGCGCATCCGTAACGGTCAGCTTGCAACCGCTGGAATCATCCCGACGCGTTACGGCAAATCCGACCTTCAGCGCATTGTCGCTATGGCTGCGCAGTCTTCTCGCCTGGTTGCCGGATCGCTGTTTGTTACTCCGTCGCTGTATCTAGTTTCTCAGATGACCAGCCAAAAAGAGCTGGCGGAAATGTCGTCTCGATACAGCATTGACGTACACATGGCTATGAAGTGCCGGCTGTCTGCTCACCCTGCGGATGAACTGGATTGGTTTGGTAATGGCGAATACGGCATCTGCATGACGCAGCAGGTAGCGACTATGAATGCCAGCGCTATCGTCCAAGACGCTAATGAGCTTCGCGAACGAACCGGACTCTCGACATTGATGTTTGTCGACGAATGCGACGAGACGGTGCTTGGCAAGTCTCGAGGCGGCTTGTTGGAAGCATGGATTAATTCCGGACATTCCGTTGTCCTCGTAACTGCACTTGCGGACCGCGAAGACGCTGAGAGAGTTTTTGGATTTGAGTACGAGGAATGCGATCGCGGCGAAAGCGTTCGGTATGAGGCTGAGCGAGTGCGGAAGCCTGATGGATCTGACGTTGTGAAGGTCAAGAAGTTTCATGGAACCAAGGTTTCGATTCGCGTTCGCGCGCACGTTGAAGTGACTTACGCAGATGCGTACGCGGAAAGTCCCAGCCCGCTGTGTCGCCTGGCCAGAGTGCCGATCGATGCGGTCGTTCGCGATGCTGAGCAGCGAGAGATCGGCTTTCTTTCGACGTCGTGCGAAAAGGAAGGTGCCGTGTCGAAAGACATGGTCACTAAGTGCTTGGGCCAATGGGTTCGGTCGCCTGAAGCAATCGAGCTTGGCTGCAGGGCGTTGCTGCACGATCTGAGGATAAATCGGATGCGCAACACATCGGCCGCCGCGATCGTCTATAGCGGCAACGATCGGCCGTCAATCAGCGCCGAAGACAATGCTCATGCGATAGACATTCGGAGGTGCTTGCAGCAACTGGGTCCGGAATACGGATTTAAGCGGTTGAAGGTTGTCGTTGCCACGCAGAAAAATGACACAGAGCAAACGATCGCAGACAAAATCCAAGAGTTTGTAGATGGAGACGGCGACGTAATTATCTTGAAGCAAGCCGGAGGGCGCGGCGTGACGGCCGGCAGGGCGAAAACACTTCTTGATCTGTCGCCAGTTCGGACTCGCCGCGCGCTAATTCAGCGATGGATGCGAGTCGGCACTCCGTGGGATGGTTTTGAGACAGCCACGATTATCACGCCAGCAGACTGCTTTTCTGATCGCACTTACCGAGAAGTCATTGAGAGCAGCGGCGGATCGTTCGACATGGCGGAGATTGTCGACGAGGAGTTGGTTGAGTCGTATGAAAAAGAGCCGGAGCCGCCCAGGCCCGAGAGCTGCGTGGAGGCGTCCGGGGCTTTGCTGTTTGGCTGCCACGATAATGATGGCCGGCAAATAGACGCCGCGACGTACGAAACAGCCAAGCGAATTTACGCGGCCCTTGGTCACATTGGACTCAAGGAAAAGACAACCCCTCCGCAGTTGATCCAGTTGTTCGGATCACAAGGCATTGAGATCACAGCGAGCGGAATTGCATGTAACGACGTAGCGTCTCAACCAAAGTCGATCACGCAAGCCGTCAAGTCGATGAGGGACAAATGCAACGCTTTAGCCAAGGCGATTGTTGACAAGACGTACCCGTACAAGCCTGGCTCAGATGAGTTTGAAGGCAAGAAGTACGAGCAGACATTTCAGGATGTCTGGGCTCGTGCTAAGGCATCCGTTGGACTGCCTTGTGGAGTGGCTTTGAAGAGCATCACGAACCTCGATTCGCTGACGAAGGTGCACTCGCAGCTTGAGAGGATGTCGCATGCCTAGGGTAAAGAAAAACCTTGTCGGCATTGCTGGTCCCAGGGACCACAAGGATCCGACATCACGCGAGTACGCTCTGCAGACACTGGAGTCGTTGCGACGGTATCTCGACATGGCTGTCGTTGACCGCCAGGCTGTCGCCCGGGAAATGGCGGTTGTGCAGCGATACAGGCACTGGAAGGTGCTTGGATATCGCACAAAGAAAGAAATGATGAAGGCCGAGGGCCTGGAGGATCGCGTTCGAAGAATGAAGCAACGGGCCGAAGCTCTTGAAGGCAAGACAATCAACGCTGCGGACAACCACGACCCTAACCCTAGTCCTGATATTATAAAGACTAGCGATACGGGGGCCGGCACATCCGCCGACTACCTCACAGCCCGCCTGAAGCGTGACCACGACGAAATCTTTCAGCGGCTGGCGGCTGGGGGGTTCCCGAGCGTCCGCCAGGCGGCGATTGCCGCCGGCATCGTCAAGGTGCCCAGCGTGCTCGAGCAGCTCCGCAAGCTCTGGAAGAAGGCGTCAGCGGCGGACCGCCGCACGTTCTTGAAGGAGGCCACGGATGGCCGGTGAGTGGATCGCCTACGACCTGGCCCTGCCGGCGAAGCCGGAGGTGCAGGAGCTGATCGACGAGACAGGCCACCCGGTCGAGGTCGTCGTCTACCGGCTCCTGCAGCTGTGGGGCTGGGCCTCGATGCACTGCCACGACGGCGTGGCTCGGATGACGCTGCCACGCCTTGTCAGGACGTGCGGTGGTGATGATGCCTTCTGGCGAGCCGTGGCGGCCGTCGGGTGGCTGGAGATCGACGAGACGGCCGCTACCGTCGCTGTCCCCGGATGGGACCGCCGGTTCAGCCAGGCGGCCAAGTCGAGAGCCCAGCAAGCCGACCGGGCACGGTCGTACGAGGACCGGAATCCGGCCCGAAAACGCCCCATCGGACCTTCCGATGCGCGCGCATCGGACGTTCCGGCGCTTGCGCATCGCAGAGGAGAGGAGAAGAGAGGAGAAGTTCCTCCTCCTCCGCGCGAGGCTGCGCAGGCCGAGGACGGCTGGCAGCGGCTGCGGACGGCGTGGAACGCCGGCCCGGGACGTCCGTGGAAGCACCCGCAGCCCCCGGACGGCCTCGAGGAGCGTCTGGCGGAGCCAGGGTGGCTGGACGAGGCCGTGCAGGCCATCGCCCACCTGCCCAAGTGCCGGTATTTCAAAACCCCGCCCACCCTCGTGCAGCTCTGCGGCAGCGGCTTCGTGCGACGGGTGCTCGGCGGCCAGTACGACGACGCCAGGCCCGAGCGTGGAGCGGCCGGCGAGCAGCCCAAGCGGCAGCTCGACCCGGAGTTCCAAGCCGCCGTGCGTCGCACCGAGGCCGTGCTGGCCGCCAAACGCCGGGAGGCGTCGTGACCACAGCCCCGCTCGACGACAGCCGGCCGCCGCTACGGTCAGGGCATGCGAGCCCTGGTCGTGATCCTCGCGCTGACCCTGACGCACCCAGCCGTCGCTGGGACCAGGGACGACGGCGTGCCGGATGCCCGGTACATCGAGCTGGGTCGGCAGATGCGGCCGTACACGGCCGCGGTGAGCTGCCGCAGCCCCGAGGGGCATCGGCACACGGCCACGGCGGTGGTCATCGCCGGCCGTTGGGCGCTGACTGCGGCACACGTCGTGGCCGGCTGCGACGACGTGCGGCTGGCGTTCGCCGACACGTCGCGGGACGTCGACCTGGTCGTAGTGCACCCGGGCTGGGAGCGGCTGGCCATGGCCAGCGAAGACCTGGCGATCCTGCGGACGACCGAGGACTGTGCCCTGCCCTGGTACCCGGAGATTGCCGAGACGGTCACGCCCGGCGAGGCCTGCATCGTCGCCGGCTACGGCGTGACGGGCACCATGGGGCGAGGCTACGAGATCGCAGACGGCCGGCTGCGAGCCGGCACGCAGACGATCGACTCGATCGACGGGCCGATCGTCACTTGCTCGGCCAGGGCCAAGTCGTCGCCGCTCGAGTACATGATCGCCCCGGGGGACAGTGGCGGGCCGTTGTTCACCGGGTCAGGTGCGTCGGCCAAGCTCGCCGCCATCAACTCGCACCAGGTCGGGCCACGCGGGCCACTGCGTTCACGCTACGGCGAGGAGAGCGGCCACGTGCTACTGCACCCTGTGCGTGCGTGGATGCGGTCCGTCATGGAGGCACACCATGGGACGCATGAGCCGTCAGAAGGGCAAGCGCGGTGAACGCGAGTGTGCGGCCGAGCTGGCCAGCCTGCTTGGCGTGACCGCACGCCGTGGTGTGCAATACCAAGGCGGGCCGGACTCGCCCGACGTTGTGCTCGAGGGCGTGCCCATACACGTCGAGTGCAAGCGCACTGAGCGACTCGATCTCTACGCTGCGATCAAGCAGGCGCGTGACGAGTGCGGGCAGAAGGTGCCGATCGTGTGGCACAGACGCAACAACCACGACAGTC